GATTCTCATTGAATGCGCCAAGTTGGCTGGATACACTGAGAAAGACATAAGAATCATGGAAGCAATTTCTAGTGATATCGTCTATGCAATGGTGAACTTCAATGGTGATTTGGTTAGGCTCCTTATTGGGGCAATGATCAGTGGCAATTCGCTAACGGTCATCATTAATGGTATTGAAGGGAGCCTGAACCTGCGTGTCGCATATTACTATCTTGTGGTTCTACCACACAGGGAGAAGAACTCGATGGTGGCCATGTTTGACCGCTCAAAAGAAGATTTCAGAAAGAACGTAAGTTTGATCACATATGGAGATGACAATGATGGATCTGTCACAAACGCAGTAGCTGATCAATTCAACATCAAGACTGTCTCCGAGTTCCTTGCAAAGTATGGTCAGAAATATACCATGCCTGATAAGTCCACGACATTGAGGCCGTTCTTGACGGTGGATGAAAGTGACTTTCTATGCAGGAAGACTAACTACATTCCTGAGATTAATACAAGAATTGGAGCTTTGGCAGAGGATTCTATCTTTAAGTCATTACACGTGCATACGTATGGCAAGAAGGAAACCCTCACTCGAGAAGAAAAAGTCTGTGCTGCGGCCGAATCAGCCATGATTGAGTGGTTCAATCATGGTAGAGAGACGTACGAGCGTAGACGTGCTCAGTTGAAGGAAGTCATGAATAGAGCTGAATTGATCAACTATTGTGATTTTCTCAACGAAACTTTTGATGATAGAGTGGAAAAATGGATCAGGACCTACAGGTCTTAGGTCTTTCCACTTATTGTCCGCTGGAGAGCGTTAAACTCACTTCACTCCAATCCTCTTGGAGTATAAGTAAAAAGAGGGCATATGCACTGGATACCATAAAGGATAAAGTCAGATTCGCAAAGGCTTTGTATATGCGCATGTATAATATAAATAGGTTTCGCAAACCAACTGCAAGACTCGTCCAATGAATTGAGCCGATCACGGACTAGAGTCAGAAAATAATGGCTTACTAATACAACATATAATAATAATAATGATAACAATAGTGTAATGTATATAATTGATATAATAGATCAAGCACTGAGAATACTCGACATCGATCCCTTACGTGTGGTCGCACAGAGTGGAGCAGTGCAAAACGCCACAGTTACCACAGCGTCAGCTTCTCTGACTGCTGAGAACGCGGTGTTTGAGGATATGATGAGTCATCCTCATTACGAACAAGATGGCGAAACAGATCCGACCAGAATGATGCAAGATTCAGATGTGGCAGACCTAGGGAACTTCATGTCGAGACCCGTAAAGATTGCCGAGTACACATGGACTGTTGGTGGTCCTTTGGACGTGGATTTCAATCCATGGGATTTGTATTTTACGAATAAACGCGTTTCAAATCGTATTTGTAATTACAACCTGCTAAGGTCGAAGCTCAAACTTAAAGCTGTTATCAATGGTAATGGCTTCCACTATGGGAGATTAATAATGGCATATTTGCCATTCGATGATTTCGATACTCTCTCTGTTGTTAGTGGAGACCAAGCCCATTTGGTACAAGCTTCACAGCTTCCACACATATATCTGGATCCTACGAAATCTCAAGGAGGGGAGATGACACTTCCCTTCTTTTCGTACACTAATTACGTTTCTATTCCCGATGAGGGTTGGGGCGAATTGGGTAGAATATACTTGCGATCTTTGAACGATCTCAAGCATGCGAATAATGCTACTGACAACGTGACTATAAGTGTTTTTGCCATGGCGGAAGACTTACACATGTCGGTGCTTACTTCAATCAACCCGGCCTCTATCACTCCTCAGATGGGTAAGGAAACGGAAGAAGTTAACACGAAGGGAATCGTATCTGGTCCAGCGACTACACTTGCTAAGGTCGCAAATTCTCTGTCGATGATTCCGATGCTAAAACCATTTGCTTTGGCCACCTCCGTTGCAGCTACAGCTACAGCAACCATAGCAAAATTATTTGGTTATGCAAGACCGGCAGAAACAAAAAGTCCTGGTTCATTCAGGCCACT